CTTCAAAGTACACTCCAGAAAACCCATTTTCAGAACTTAAGTTTTATTATGGTATTACTAATAAGGTAATGATTTCACCCCTAAATACAGGTGGTAAGGATCCAATTGCTGAGTTTGTACAAAAATTGTATGATTCAAACGACAAATCCAACTTCGATTTAGCACGTAAGTTAAGAGCTAAAAATCGTATTTTCGCACCTGTAGTAGTAAGAGGTGAAGAAGATAAAGGTGTTCGTCTATGGGGATTTGGTCAACAGATTTATACTGAGTTATTAGCTATGGCTTCTGATGAAGAGATTGGTGATTTTACAGATGTAACAGGTGGGTTAGATTTTACTGCTGAAACAGTAGGACCAGAATCTACAGGTACTCAATACAATAAAACATCAATCAGAGCTAAACGTCAAAACTCACCTTTAAGTGAAGATGCTACTCAAGTTGAAACTTGGTTAAACACACAACCAAATCCACTAGAGCAGTTTAAAAACTATACTTTTGATGAGATGAAAGATGCACTACGTCGTTATTTAGAACCTGAAAGTGATAATCAAAGTGAAGGTTCTATTTCATCTGAAGCACCTACTCCATTTGAAATGACTACAAACTCATCAACTAAGGAATTTAACGATTTACCTTGGGATGATAATAAAAGTAACTACAAAGCAGATACATCAAAGGCTAAAGTAGCAAAAACAGATAAATTTGATTCATTATTCGAAGACTAATAAATGGCAAAGAAAAAATCACTAACAGAAGCAGCATCTGCTGAACTGAAATCAAACTTTAACTTAAACGCTTTTAAAACTAAGAAAGGATTATCATCTAACTCTAAGTTTAAAGAACAACAGTGGTTACCACTATCTCAAGCGTTTCAAGATGTAACATCAATTCCAGGTATTCCTATGGGTCATATTGTGTTACTAAGAGGACATTCAGATACAGGCAAAACAACAGCACTTATTGAAGCGGCAGTTGAAGCACAAAAACGAAAAATACTACCAGTATTTATTATTACTGAGATGAAATGGAACTGGGAACACGCACGTATGATGGGTCTCCAAGTTGATGAAATCAAAGACGATAAAGGTGAAGTAGTAGATTATGAAGGAAACTTCTTATATGCTGACCGAGAAACTATTCATAGTATTGAAGGTGTAGCAGGTTTTATTTTAGATTTAATAGATGAACAAAAGAAAGGTAACTTACCTTATGATTTATTATTCCTATGGGATAGTATTGGATCAGTACCTTGTGAAATGTCTCTAAAATCAAATAAAAATAACAACGAATGGAACGCGGGTGCTATGTCAACTCAGTTTGGTAATGGGGTTAATCAACGTATTACCTTATCTCGTAAAGAATCATCTGCTTACACTAATACATTAGTTTGTATTAATAAAGTATGGACATCAAAGCCAGCATCTCCTATGGGTCAGCCTAAGATGGAAAATAAAGGTGGTATGTCTATGTGGTATGATTCAACGTTAGTTATTACTTTTGGTAATATCACAAATGCTGGTACTTCTAAGATTAAAGCCATCAAAGATGGTAAACAAGTTGAGTTCGCTAAACGTGTAAATCTTCAAATCGATAAAAACCACATCAATGGTGTAACAACCAGAGGTCGTATTGTTATGACTCCTCATGGTTTTATTGATGATGATGAAAAAGCCCTAAAAACATATAAAACTGATTATGCTAAAAGTTGGGCAGCCCAACTAGGTGGTGAAGAGTTTGATATAGTTGAAGAAAATGAGTCAGCATCACCTATGGCGATGTTTGAGCAAGAACCACAATAAACAAAACTTATGAATAAAGATCTACAAGCCCTCTTGGACAACGTTCAAGAGGATGGGATCGTACTAGATTCCACTCCAAACGATAGAGTGTTAATGATAGATGGTCTAAATCTATTTTTTAGAAACTTTGCAATGATTAATGCTGTAAACCCACAAGGTATACACGTTGGTGGTTTAGGAGGGTTTTTAAGATCTTTAGGTGCTTTAATACGACAAATACAACCAACCAGTGTTTATGTGATATTCGATGGGGTAGGTTCATCTAACAATAGAAAGAATCTACTCCCCGAGTATAAATCAGGTAGGGATTTACAAAGAATAACAAACTGGGAAGTATTTGAATCAGTAGGTGATGAGCATGATGCTAAAGTCGATCAGATAGTTAGATTAATCCAATATTTAAAACATCTACCAATCAAAGTAATATCGATGGCTAAAGTAGAAGCCGATGATGTTATTGCTCACTTAGCACAAGTTATAGACCAAGAATACAAAGGACGTAGTATTATTGTATCATCAGATAAGGATTTTTTACAACTAGTAAACGATAACATAATAGTATATAGACCAATAGAAAAGAGCTTCTATACTGATGCTATGATAGTTGAGAAAATAGGTTTAAAAGCAGAAAACTTTATTTTATATAAAGTACTGATGGGAGATGCTAGTGATAAAGTAGCAGGAGTAAAAGGATTAGGACCTAAAAAACTATTTAAACTATTCCCCGAACTACAAACACAACATCTTACACTAGACGATATATTTGATATAGCAGGTAAAAAGTTAAAGGAAAACGTTATATACTCAAGAATAGTGATGACTGAAGATGATTTACGTAAAAACTATACTATTATGGATTTAGCAAAACCTATGTTAGATGTAAACGATAAAATATTATTAGACGAATCTATTAAAGCAGGAGTACCAGATTTAGATCCTAAATCCTTTATGACTCTATATAACGAAGATTCTTTAGGTGGTATGATTCGAAATACTGATTTCTGGTTAAAAGATAACTTTGGCCCTCTTCAACAAAGTGTAGGATAAGCCAAATATGATTCGTATATTACGATATAATAAGTAATAAAAAAAAGTTATATGACCCTTAACTCGGTATCCGATTATGGCAAAGGTTTTCAAATAAAGGTGTTATCATCTTTATTGACTCATAAGGAACTACTTACCAACATACACGATATTATCTCAGATGAGTATTTTGAGTCAGCATCACATAAGTGGATAGTAAGTGAAATACTAAAATACTACGATCGCTTTCATACTACACCTAGTCTAGATATTCTAAAAGTAGAGTTACAGAAAATCGATAACGATGTTTTACAAGTATCTATTAAAGATCAACTTAAACAAGCTTATGTAGCTTCAGATGAAGATTTAGCTTATATTCAAGAAGAGTTTACTGATTTTTGTAAAAACCAACAGCTAAAAAAAGCACTTATGTCATCTGTTGACTTATTAAAAGCAGGTGATTTTGATGGTATCAGATTTATGGTTGACAACGCTTTAAAAGCAGGTCAAGATAAAAATATAGGTCATGATTACTTAAAAGATATTGAATCTCGTTATCGTAAAGAATCACGTGATGTTATTCCTACACCTTGGGATGGGGTTAATAACTTACTACAAGGTGGATTAGGTAACGGAGATTTTGGTTTAGTATTTGGTAACCCAGGGGGTGGTAAATCTTGGGCGTTAGTTGCTTTAGGAGGACACGCCGCAAAGTTAGGATATAACGTTGTTCACTACACACTAGAGTTAGGTGAAGAATATGTCGCTAGAAGGTATGATGCCTTTTTTACAAAAATACCTGTAGATAAAATATTACATCATAGAGAAACAGTTGAATCTGTTATAACTGACTTACCAGGAAGTGTTATAATTAAAGAGTTTCCAACAGGTAGAGCGTCAGTATCCACTATAGAATCCCATCTACAAAAGGTAGGAGATATAGGAAATAAACCAGATTTAATCATAATAGATTATGTTGACCTTCTTGCATCAACTCGTAAAAATTCTGAGCGGAAACAAGAGATAGATGATATTTATACTAGTACAAAAGGATTAGCTAGGCAACTAGATCTACCCATTTGGTCAGTATCTCAAGTTAATAGAACAGGTGCTCAAGATAAGATTATCGAAGGAGATAAAGCAGCGGGTTCATACGATAAAATGATGATTACTGATTTTGCGATGTCATTATCTCGCAAAAAAGAAGATAAAGAGAGAGGAACAGGACGTTTCCATATTATGAAAAACAGATATGGAACGGATGGTTTAACCTTTAATGTTAACGCTGATACGTCAACAGGTCACTTTGTTTTATCCGCTTATAACGAAGATGATGAGGATGATGATACACCTAAGTTTAACCCAGCGGCTAAACCAGCAGGTCCTGTTGACAATTGGGATAAAAAAGCATTAAAGAGTACAACGGCTTACGAGGCGTTTTTTAAAACTGAAAATAAGTAGTATGAAGGTATTTGTAAGTTGTGTTGCTCAAAAACATGGAGATATTGTAGCCAATATTTCTAAGATTAATACCCCAAATATAGATATTACTTTTAGTGAGTGGAAATCCAAAACACAAGGTGGTATACCTAGTAGAGATGTTTATAAAGGTGCTCAATGGGAACTTATAAAAGAGTTAGATAGTAAAATCCTAACATATGTGGTTTCAGCTGGATATGGGATTATTACTTTAGACACATCCATAATACCTTATTCTATTACGTTTTCAGATGCGTATGTAGAGAATAAACACTTATTGATACCTAAGTTTGATTTAACCCAAAAGGAAGCAAACAAATATTGGTTTAATAAGTTTGGTGATTTTACTGGATATTGGGATGAAAACGAAGTATCTATATTTACGGTTAATCCAGATTACCTAAACGTTTTAGATTTACCTAAAAAGGATAATATTATTATATTAAACGAGTATAAACTAGGCAGATTAGCAAAGTGGTTAGGTAGTGGAGCAAATAACTTAAGCGTTAAGTTTACACAATACCTAGTAAATAACCACCCACACCTATCAGGTAATGAAGAACTTACCCAAATAATAGAAGATTTAGATAAAAAGTATGGTGAAGATCTTTATAAAAAACGTAAAAAAGTAGATGATGAGTTTATTTTAGATTTTATATCTAAAAAAGGCACACTAAAACAACTAAGGGATAACGATTATAGTTGTTCCAAACAACGATTTGATAAACTAAAACTAAATAAATAATAAACATGAGGAACATTACTGAGGAGAGAATCGTTTACAAACCCTTTGAATACCCAGAGGCGTTTGATTTTTACTTAAAACAACAACAAGCACATTGGATATGGACTGAAGTCCCTATGATGGCTGACGTTACAGATTGGAAACAAAACCTATCAGAAACTGAAAAAAATATTATAGGATCTATCCTCAAGGGATTCGCTCAAACAGAAACAGTAGTAAACGACTATTGGTCAAACTTAGTTACTAAGTGGTTTAGAAAACCTGAAATCATTGCTATGGGTGTATGTTTTGCTAATATGGAAACTGTACATGCCGAAGCATATTCCTTATTAAACGAAGAACTAGGATTAGATGATTTTAGTGAGTTTTTAGAAGATGAAACAACGATGGCTAAAATCGAAAACCTTATGAATGTTAGAGATGGCCATGATGGTAAACCTGATTGGAATGCTAGAGCTAAATCGTTAGCAATATTTTCAGCATTCACTGAAGGTGTAAATCTATTCTCATCATTCGCTGTTTTATTATCTTTTAAACTACAAAATAAACTTAAAGGTGTAGGTCAGATAGTAGAGTGGAGTATTAGAGATGAATCACTACACTCAAATGCTGGTTGTTGGTTATTTAGAACTTTATTAGAGGAAAACCCAGAAATAAACACACCTGAACTAAGAGCAGAAATCGAAGAAGCAGCAAAGTTATCTTTAAAACTTGAACTAGATTTTATTGATAAAGTTTATGAGATGGGTGATTTAGAAGGATGTCCAAAATATGATTTAGTATCTTTTATTAAACATAGAGTTAATACCAAAATGGGTGATTTAGGTTATGGTGCTATTGTAAACGGCATAGATGAATCAGCTGTTAAAAGAATGAAATGGTTTGATTCACTATCAGCAGGAAAACAACATACTGATTTCTTCGCAAATAGAGTTACAAACTATAGTAAAGGAGCACAAAACTGGGACGCAAACGATATATTTTAAAAACATGGACAACAACTTGATTTCAAATACTGATAACTGGGTAGCAGGTAAAGACTATCCTGAGTTTTTTGACGAGATTTCACTCTCAACAATCTCAAAGGGTTATTTACTACCTGGTGAAACCCCCAAAACAGCTTATAGACGAGTAGCTAAAGCAGCTTCTATGAGACTTAAAAAACCAGAATTAGAAAATAAGTTTTATAAACTTATGTGGAATGGTTGGCTAGGTTTAGCATCTCCAGTTTTATCTAATATGGGTACTGATCGTGGTTTACCTATATCATGTTTTGGGGTGGATACTCCAGACTCTATTAGAGGTATAGGTTTAACAAACGCTGAATTAATGAAACTAACATCACAAGGTGGTGGTGTTGGTATTTCACTATCTCGTATTAGAGGTAGAGGGACAGAGATCTCAGGTAATGGTAAATCTGAGGGTGTAGTGCCATGGGCTAAAATATATGATTCAACCATAGTAGCAACAAACCAAGGTAATGTAAGACGAGGTGCAGCATCTGTTAATTTAGATATTAACCACCCAGACATATCGGAGTTTATGCAGATTAGAAGACCTAAAGGTGATCCTAATAGGCAATGTCTAAACTTACACCAATGCGTGGTTGCTGATGATGCTTTTATGAGAAAGTTAGAAGCAAGGGATCAAGAAGCAATGGGTTTATGGGCTGAGATTTTAAAGTCAAGAATGGAAACAGGTGAACCCTATATTATGTTTAAGGATAATGTTAATAAAAACAATCCTATAGCATATGCTATGAATAACTTAGAAGTAAGTATGACTAATATTTGTACTGAAATCACTTTATTTACAGATGAAGAACATTCGTTTATTTGTTGTTTATCTTCTTTAAACTTAGCTAAATATGATGAGTGGAAAGATACAGACGCTGTAGAGTTATCAACTTGGTTTTTAGATGGTGTAATGCAAGAGTTTATTGACAAATCATCAGGAAGAGAATCACTAAAACGTACTCATAACCATGCCCGTAAAGGACGTGCTTTAGGATTAGGCGTTATGGGTTGGCATACTTTCTTACAACAGAAAAACTTACCATTTAACTCAATAGCTTCAACAGCACATACTCATAATATATTTTCAGATATTAAGTTTAAAGCTGAAAAAGCATCAAGAGATCTAGCTCAAGAATATGGTGAACCACTTTGGTGTAAAGGTACAGGTATGAGGAATACGCATTTATTAGCGACAGCTCCTACTGTATCGAATAGTGTCATAACAGGAGGTATTTCCGCAGGTATCGAGCCTTTACCAGCGAATATTTACACATTTAATGGTGCTAAAGGAACGTTTATTCGTAAAAATAAATCTTTAGAAGCATTACTTGAATCAAAAGGTAAAAATCAAGATAAATGGTGGGATATAATGTTAGCACAAGATGGTAGTGTTATGGGATTACCAGATGATGTATTAACACCAGATGAAAAAGAAATATTTTTTACATTCCCAGAAATAAACCAACTTGAACTAGTACGTCAAGCTGCTATACGACAAAAATACATAGATCAAACACAATCACTTAACTTATCTTTTACACCTGATGATTCACCAAAATGGATTAATCAAGTTCACCTAGAAAGTTGGAAACTGGGAATAAAGACATTATATTATCTACGAACAGATAGTGTTATTAAAGGAGATTTAGGATCACGTTTATCTGACTGCGTAAGTTGTGATGGATAATGGGTATGTATAATCGTAAAAATATAAAGATGAGTTTTAAAAGAAATACCAGTTTATTTTTATTTAGTTTTATTATTGGGTTTTCATCCTGTACTAAAGCCCAGGTACAAGAACCTAACTTAAGACAACAGGTAACTATTACTACCCCTATATTTGCTGTAATATATTCTGAAACAAAAGAACAACCCCTAAAACTCGTTTACAGGTCTTCAAATAGACCTAAAAACGTAGATAGGGGTTCTATGAACTTTTATACTGAACCAAATTATTATACTTCTAATAATGCCGATTACTATAGAAACGTATGGGATAAAGGCCACCTAGCCCCAGCTGCTACATTCTCTGATAGTAAAGAAAACTTAAAACAAACATTTTCATATCTTAACTGTGCTTTACAAAACCAATACCTAAATAGAGGTGCTTGGAGGATATTAGAGGAACAAGAAAGAAAATGGGATGATCAAGAAGAACTAAGAGTTACAATCAAAATAGAGTTTTCGGATTCTATTTTACCCACAGGAGCTACAATACCTAGTAGATTTATTAAGTGTATTGAGTTCACAAAAAGTAATGTTCACCGCTGCTTTTCCTTTCCAAATGAAAAACCAACTATGGGTTGGGAGGAATATGAAGTAGAACATACACCCTAAAGGTTATATATTGTTTAATTTTAATTTAAAACTAAAAACGAAAATGAGAAAACTCGTTACAACGCTGCTGTTAGTATTCCTAACAGTAGGAGCTTACGCTCAAGAATCATCTACTGAATCCAAAACCATCTTAGATGTAGCTTTGGAAGAAGTAGTAGTATCTTCACGTGTTATTGATGTCGCAAAAGAAAGAGAGACACCAATTGCCGTAAGTACAATCTCAGCACAAGAGGTGTTGTTAAAAGTAGGAAATCAAGAGTTTCCGGAAATTATGAACAAGACACCTGGTGTGTATGCTACTAAACAAGGAGGAGGATACGGTGACAGTCGTATTTCTTTAAGAGGTTTTGATCAGCGTAATACTTCATTCCTTATTAACGGACAACCTGTTAATGATATGGAAAACGGTTGGGTATATTGGTCT